ATCATCACCTACACCGAGTATGGGGAGACGGTCGCCGCCAACGGCACGGTCACGCGGTATCCGATGATCCCCGCCGGGCAACTGGTGCTGGCCAATCCAGACAATTCGTTCATCATGGCTTTCGGCGCCTATACCGACATGAGCACGCAGCCGGCAGTGACCTACCAGGTGGAGGAGTTCCCCCGCCAGTGGTATGACGGCGATACCAACATCCGCTGGATGGAGCTGGTGGCCCGTCCGTTGCCGGCGCCGACGCTGACGAATGGCTGGTATTGGGCGACGGTGCTGTAACCAGAGGCGTTCCCTCACCCCCCGTGCCCCCCTCTCCCACCGAGAGGGGGGAGGAACCTTCGAGGTATGTGATGACGCGAAGAAAACACGACGACAATGAGCAGTTGCCGGTCAAGGAGCCGGAGTCCGGTGCGGGTGACACACCCGCGCTCCCAACGGAGTCCGGTGCGGGTGACACACCCGCGCTCCAAATAGACAGCTATGAGATGGCCGTCCTGCTCTCCATCCCGGCACGCGATGCCGAGCGGTCGTATGCGGTCGGGGAGGTGTTGCTCCACCTGGATGATGCGAGCATGACGCGCCTGGTGCAGCTCGGGCATGCCGAGTATTACACCGGCGATATCGAAGAGCGCGACGGGCGATACTACCCCGCGCACGCATAACACTGCCCCCCCTCCCTTTCCGGGAGAGGGGGGACTGATCCTTATCGAGTTTTCACATGTCCGTTCAGAATTGCTTGCCAATTTCAGACGTGCTGGCGAATCTGCAGATCACCGGAGCGGCGACGCGGTATGAGGCGCTGGACGATCCGGTGGGGACGCCGGACGACGACACCACCTTCGTGCATGTGCCGCAAGGGGTGGCGAATTATTGCATCTGCGGATTCACGCATACCGTGCCGGCCGGGTCGCTTATCAGCAGCATCGACGTGTTCGTGCGCACGTATGTCGATGGCAGCAACGGCTCAACCGCCGCGCAATCCGCCTATCTGCGCGTGCACGAGAACGATTATCACCAGGACGGTTGTGGGGCGACGGGGGCCTACGGGAATACCACGAAGACCTGGGCGACGAATCCATACACCGGGCTGGCCTGGACGTATGCCGACCTGGCCGACATTCAGGGGTTCGGGCCGGGATTGGCGACGGATGGGGCGGCTGGGACGCGGAGCAAGTGCACACAGAGTTATCTGATTATTACATATACAGTGGGCACGACGCGGACAATATCGGACGCAGGCGGGAACAGCAACGCCGCCACCGCCTGGGTGGAGGGGATTGTCCCCACGAGCAATGATGATATTGTCGCAACCCCTACCAGCGGTAACCTGGTCATTAATGCCAATTTAAGTTGTAAGTCGGTCGATCTGACCGGTTATACCGGGAGAATCACACATAATGCATCGATTAACCTAGATGTCAATGGAAATTTTAAGCTCTCATCCGGTATGACTTATGCTCCTGCGAGCATCACATCGACCATCTCATTTAAGGAATCCAGTTTGCTGACGACTTATGGCAAATTGATGCCAACTATGTCATTCAGCAAAGTAGGTGGCACATTCCAATTACAGGATGATTTACTCACCTATGGACGAATGGAATTAGGCGCGGGAATATTTGATGCGAATGGCAAAAAAGTCACTTTGCAACCTGCGGGATATAGCATCATCGTTGGTGGAACAGGATTTGTATTCTATGATCTTGAAATTATCGGAGCGGCAACCCCAACAGCTTATACTTATTTTTCCAATGATTTTACCATTACTCATTCTCTGATAATTACCGGAAATTCCACAATCAACAGAATACTTATACAATCGAATGTACTCGGTATACAGCGAACTGTCACCAATGCTGGTGCTACCGTTACTGCCACCAATACTGATTTTCGCGATATCCGATTTGGGACGGCTGTCGATCTGTCTGCTGCGGCTGGAGGATCAGGAGACTGCGGAGGGAATGCAAATATTATATTCACCGCAACTACTGATCAAACATGGAACGGCGATAGCGGCAACTGGTCAAATACAGCGAAATGGACATCGAGGATACCACTGCCACAAGATAACGTCATTCTCGACGGAACCAATACCATCACCGCCGATATGCCGAGGATTGGAAAAGACATTTCGTTTACCGCCGCCACACCATTAACATTGGCAAATAATGTCACCACTTATGGTTCGATCAGTTTTGCCAATGCTGGCACTTTTACCCACGCTAACAAAAATTGGTATTTTGAGTCCCAAGCGAGGACGGGAACCTTATCTTTGACCAGCAATAATATGACTTTTGCGCAAATCAATATTCAAACAATTGGAGCAACATTTCAATTACAGGATGATTTTACATCGATTTCCATTCTTAACATAACCGAGGTAGTAACTTGGTCTGGTAATAATAAAAATGTGACAGTCAGTAAAATATATATAAATAAATATGCTGCTATTATTTGGCTTGGATCTGGAACATATACTTTGACAGGAACTGGTCAAGTTCTCTGGGTTGCTAACAGTAATTTTCATGCTGATACTTCAAATTTCGTAATTTCGGATACTTCAAACAGTGCTAAAACATTTGATGGCGACATAGGCCATACTTTTTACAATATTTTTATCACCGGCGGTGGGACAGGTTCGGTAACTTTCACTACTTCCAACACCTTCAATAACTTCACGATCAGCGGGCCCAAGACGGTTATGTTTACCAAAAATACCACAACTAATATCAACGGCACTTTCACGACCAACGGAACATCCGTCAATCATATTACGATCACCTCCAATTTATTGCATAACAAAGCAACATTAAGCAAGCCGAACGGGGCGGTGATCTGCGATTATCTCGCCTTGACAGACATCGAGGCGTTGGGCGGCGCGACATGGTTCGCCGGCTCGCACTCGACAGATAACGGCGGTAATACAGGCTGGTTGTGGCAGGACCCGGTGAAGCCGCAGGGGATGAATGTCCTGTATGGCGCTCCGTTCGGTGGAAGGATGATCGCATGATTCCCAAAGGCGTTGCATATAAATGCCCATTGGAAATGCTGACCACGGGTGGAGCGGCCGATTCCGGCGCGACGGCACCTACCGTCACGGTGATCCTGGACGGCAGCGCGACCGGCAACCCGGCGACGAACGCACCGGTGCAGACGACGGGCACGCATGCCTGGTATGTGTTGCTGACTGCCGCGGAGATGAACGCCGATCTGGTGTCCGTCATCGCCACGCGGGCGGGCGACGTGCCGTGCGTGCGGCATATCGTGACGGAGAGCGTCTATACCGCGGCGAAGGCGGGATATCTGGACGCGTCCATTGACAGCCGGGTGGCATCCGAAGATTACACCGCGCCGGACAATACGACCATCGGGCTGATTCAGGCGGCGGTGGCGGGGATCAATACTTATATCACCACGACACTGGGGACGCCCACCCCGCCGGATGACATCACGTCCATCCTGGCGACGATCACCGGGCTGATTAACGATTTGCCGGTATCGACGGAATACGAGGCAGATATCAGCACGATCCTGGATGCGTTGTCCAGTCTCACCGATGAGTTGGCGGAGGCGCAAACGAAGGATCTGGCGGCGGAACAATATGCCTCGCTGGCGGGGTTGATGGCGACGCTGCAGGCGACGGCGGAGGCGCTGGATCCGGCGCACCCGTCCGACGTGACGAGCGCGCAGACGGCGCTCAGTAACGCTATTACGGCGCTGGATATCCCGACCGCGACGGAGATTGCGGCGGAGGTGGGGGCGGCGACGCCGGGTGATCTGGACGCGGCAGTGGGCACGATCACGGACGCGATACCGGCGGCGCCGGATCTCTCGGGGTTGGCGACGGCCGATGCGCTGGATGCTTCACAGACGGCCATCCTGGAGGCGATGCCGAGCAACGACTCGATTGCGGCGCGGGTCTGGTCGTATGGATCGCGGACGGTGACGAGCTGGGGGACGCTGATTGTCGACCTGGTGCAGATGATCACCACGGTGTTCGCGCGCCCTTCGACGTCGCCGGCGAGCTATCAATCCATTCGGGATCGGGACAACCGGACGACGCTCTCTCGTGGGACACGGCGCACCATCGGCGACACGCTGAACGTGCTCTCGCTGCTGATCGAGGACATCCAGGGCAACGCGTCCGGGCGGGCGAACGACCCGAATTATGAGGATCGCTGGTTTTTGAAGTGCCTGACGAGCGATCTGCCGGTGCTGCCAATTCCCGAGCAGGCGCTGACGATCGATGGGCGGCTATTCATTGTCAATACGGTGCAGGATATCGAGGGGCTGCTGGATATGCGGTTACGCGTTCGGAGAGCGTAGGGGACGGGAAACCACCGATTTCGCAGATTGCACTGATTTTTTGCTTCGCGAGGGTGAGATGGCGGTTATTAATGCCAGCGGAAAATTGATCGAGGTGAGCGCGCCGGGGATCGAGCGGGCGCGGGTGGCGCTGGCGGGGATGCCGGGGAAGCTGGAGCGGGCGATTGCGCCGGCGCTGAACCGGGCGGCGGCACACGGGCGCACGGTGGTGGCCCGGAAAGCGCGCGAGACGTATGACGTGAAATACGGCGCGGTGCTGAAAACGCTGAAGATACTGCGCGCGAACCGGAACAGCCTGCGCGCAGACCTGATCAGCGCGGGAACGGTGATCCCCCTGATCAAGTTCAAGGTGTCGCCGCGTACCATCGGCAAGCGCCGGCCACGCAAGGGCTTGCGGGTGTCGGTGAAGCGATCGGACAACAAGTATCTTAAACATGCCTTCCTGGGACTCTGGCAGGGGCAGATGGAAGTGCTGGAGCGCGAGGGCGAGAGTCGTTTGCCGATCAAGCGGCTCTTCGGGCCGTCCGTCCCCTCCATGCTGGGCGAGGAGACGGTGAGCAGCGTGACGAAGGCGGCGATGGCGCAGGAATTCGAAAAGAGGTTGCTGCACGAGACGGACCGGATATTGGCGGGGATCGTGGGGCGGTATTGAATGGACAGCATCTCCAGGGTTCAGACCCTGGGTTATCAATGTATCGTCCCTGCCGGGACTGGACGGAGGTTATGGCATGCAAGCCGTCGGGATGAGTCCGGTACATCTGTTGGATGAATTATGCAAGCGGTGGCTGCCGGGGGTCATCGCGGATTACCGCATGCAGACAGGACGGGGGAGCGCCGGGGCGGTGACGGTGCATGAGGATATGATGCCGCCGAAGGACCCGGAGCACCCGGATGTGCCGTATGTGTGGGCTTATCTGGACGGAGGCACGGATAACGAAGACCAGGCGCAGACGACGGTGGGGATCATCGTAGGGACGTATTCGGAGGAGATGGACGGCTGGCGAGAGGCGAAGAACATCGCCTTCCGCATCCGGCAGCGATTATTGGAATCTCGGCAGATAGGTCCGTATCCGCTGCTGCTGCCGCTGACGTATAAGGCGCTCGACCAGTTGAGCACGGAGTCTCGCACCTATCCGATGCATTATATGCAACTGACCACGAGCTGGCGGATGGCGCTGGTGGTGCCGGTTGAATAACGTGAACCTATCCCCAGGGTTCACACCCTGGGCTATCAATGTATCGTCCCTGCCGGGACTTGAGAGGGAGGAGCTGACATGCCATACGAGCATGGAGTGAAGTTTACCGAGCTGGCGACGGCGCTGCAGTCGCCGGTGACGAGTTATGCGTCGCTACCGGTGATTATCGGGGCGGCACCGGTGTGGCAGATCGACGGGGGGACGGCGGCGCTGCTGAACATCCCGACGATCTGCACAACGCTGGATGAGTTCAAGGCGGCATTCGGCTGGTCGACGGACTGGGACAAATATCCGTTGTGCATGGCGGCGGACGTGTTCTTCACGCGGTACAACGTGGCGCCGATCGTATGCATCTGCACCTTCGATCCAGTGACGATGAACACGGCGCACGCGGCAGTGGACGCGGCGCTAGTGGCCGGGGTCTACACCATCGATGTCGCGGACGCCATTCTGTCCAGCCTGGTGGTGAAGAGTGCGGACGGCAATACCACCTACCAGACGCCGCGCGACTATACCGCCGCGTATAACGATGACGAGAAGATCGTGGTGACGCGGGTGGGCACGGGCACCATCGGCACCGCTACCACGGCGTTGAAGTATAACTTCGACACCTTCGAGGGTGACGAGATGGACAGCGGCGACATCGAGGACGGCATCGACGCGGTGGAGGATGTCTACGCGCGCACCGGGCAGGTGCCCGGGCAACTGCTGGCGCCGGGCTGGAGCCAGCAAAGCGCCGTGGCGGTCGCGCTGATCGCGAAGGCGGACAGCATCAACGGGGTGTTCAAGGCGCGGGCGATTCTGGATATCGACAGCAGCGCGGGGCAGGGCGATTCGTATACCGATGCGATCACCTGGAAGGCGACCAATAGCTATACCGACGCGCTGGCGGTGGTGTGCTGGCCACAGGTAACGCTGGGGGCGGTGCAATACTGGATGAGCCTGCATTACGCCGCGGCGCGCTGCCGGCTGAATGCGGACAACAACGACGTGCCCTACGCCAGCCCGAGCAACCAGGCGCTGGCCGGCGACGGACTGTGCCTGGACGCCGGCACGGACGTGTTCCTGAACATCACGCAGGCGAACCTGCTGAACGCCGCCGGCATTGTGACCGGGCTGCAGTTCGGATTAACGGGCTGGCGCATCTGGGGCAATGAGAGCGGCGCCTATCCGGGTTCCACCGATCCCATCGAGCGCTGGAACTGCGTGCGCGACATGTTCAACTGGATCGGGAACACGGCGGTGCTGAGCTACTGGCAGAACGTCGACCAGCCGGGCAACCCGCGGTTAATCGATACCGTGGTCACGAGACTGAATCAGTGGTTGAACGGGTTGACGAACCGCGGCTATATCCTGGGCGGGCGGTGCCAGTTCCTGGCGTCGAGCAACCCGACCGTGAACCTGATCGGCGGCGACTTCGTCTTCGATGTCGATCCGACGCCGCCGGTGCCGGCGAAGAGTATCACCTTCCAGTTGGTCTATAACACGGCGTATTTGAATACGCTGTTTGGATAGGCGGGGAAGGTTTGAGTTTTGCGTTTGGGAGGGCCGGGCGGTGAGATGGTAGGCTCTCCCAGACGTGGGGACAGATGGTCAACACGCGCGGACTCAGAGGTCCGCGCTCCAAGGGGGGCATTATGGGACTGGGAGTTGGGGTGAACGCGCCGTTGCCGGCGATGGTGAATAACTGCAATGCCTATCTGGCAGGCAACAAGCTGCTGGGTATGGCGGACATCGTGATGCCGGATATCGAGTTCCTGGTGCAGGAGCTGTCGGGCGCCGGCATCACGGGCGCGGTGGAAGTGACGGTGCAGGGGCACGTGCGGCCGATGACGGCCACGGTGAATTTCAAGGTGCCGAGCGCGCAGCAGTTCGACATGCTAGACTACCTGGCGCAGGGGGTGACCTTTCGCGCATCGCTGCAGCAGTACGACGCGGGTTCCGGCGCGCCGGTGCAGGTGCCGTTCAGTTGTCTGATGCGCGGGGTGGCGAAGAAGGCCAGCCTGGGCACGCTGAAGCCGGGCGAGGGCGCCGGGGGCAGCAACGAGGTGGCGGTGAGCTACCCGAAGGTGTTCATCGACGGTGTGGAGATGTGCGAGATCGACCCGATGAATGGGGTGTGCCGGATCTATGGGGTCGACCATCTGGCGGCGGTGAACGCGGCGATCTGACAGATGGATAGGCTCACACAGCCCCCCAGGTTTCACACCCTGGGCTATCAATGTGCTGTCCCTGCCGGGACTGGGCGGGGACGGTGACTGAAGGAGCATGGCATGCCAGAAACCATCAAACTACGGAATCCGATCACGTTCGAGGGGGAGACGGTCAGCGCGTTGACGCTGGATCTGGAGAACCTGACGGGGTCGGATCTGATCGCGGCGGAGCGCGAGGTGTCGGTGGCGAAGACCGGCAACTTCAACGTCGTGAATGAGATGTGCAAGGATTACCAGGCGGCGGTGGCGGCGAGGGCGGCGCACCAGCCGGTGGAGATGATCTACCAGCTCAAGGCGCGCGACTTCGCGGAGGTGACGTTGCGGGTGCAGGGTTTTTTGCTCGGTATGGAGGACAGCCCACAGGACGGCACCTCCGAATAACTGCCGCGAATCTGGCGATGACGTTTCAGACGCCGGTGCCGTACTGGTTGTCGCTGCCGATCGGGGAGCTGCTGACCTGGTGGGGGCTGTATGAGGAAGCGCAGCGGAAGGCGTGAGAGGGGCGGGGCGGATATTCACCCCCCCCCACCCCAGGGTTCACACCCTGGGCTATCAATGTGTCGTCCCTGCCGGGACTGGGAGTTACCATGGCGACCGTTCGTGAGATTGCATTTCGCATATCGACGCAGGCGGGGAGCCGGTTCACGGGGCCGATGGGCGGGGTGAATCGGTCGCTGGAGGCGCTCATCGGGAAGCTGAAGGGCGTCGAGCAGCATTCGATGCGCGCGGCGCGCGGGCAGAATATGCTGGGGGGCGCCATCAAATCGGCGGTGGGTTTCGCGGCGGCCTATATCTCAATCGAAGGCATCAAAAATGCTTATATCGGCGTCACGAAGGCCGTTGATGATGATATCCGCTCGATGCAGCGCTTGCAGACGTTGATGGGGAATGTGCCAGGCACGACGAAAAAGGGCATGCAGGCCATTCTGGATTATGCCACGGCATCGATGCAATACACGACGCTGGGGCATGACATCACGGAATACGGCGCCAGCCAACTGGCGACCTTCCGTATACACGAAAAGAGCATTCGGAAGTTGCTGCCGGCAATGCAGGATCTGTTTGTCGGGCAGAACGGCGTGAACGTGAGCCAGGATCAGGCATTCAAAACTGCCAATCTGCTGGGCAAGGTCTATATGGGGCAAGCGGGCGCATTGCGGCGCGCGGGCATCAGTTTCAGCAAGGAACAGGAGAAGGTGTTGAAAACCGGCAATGAAGCCGAAAAAACCGCGATGTTGATTAAGGTGCTGGAGGAGAATTACGGCGGCCTGGCGCGGGCGATGGCGAAGACGCCGGAGGGTCGCATCGTGCAGTTGCGCAATGCCTGGGATGAGGTACAGGAGTCGATCGGACGGCGGGTGCTGCCATACACCGAGAAGCTGGTGGCCTTTCTGGGGGCGCATTTACCGCAAGCGCAGGATACCATTCAGCGCGGGATAGACGGCATCAGCGATTGGGTGAAGGCTAACAGGTCGCTATTATTGCGATTATGGGACACGATGAAGCGGCTGTTCGAGGCGGCGAAGCCGGGGCTGAGATGGCTGCTGAACGATGGTTTCCCGCGCCTCATCAGATTTACCACAGGCTTGTTAGATGTCAGTCAGAAGACCATCAACTGGCTGATGGATCATTGGGATCAACTCCGCTGGGTGATTATCCCGGTTGGCGGGGCTATTGTCGCGGCAAAGGTTGCCTGGGAAGGCTTCATACTCTTCCAGGGCATCAAGACGGCGTTCACCAGCCTGAAGACGCTGACGGGGTTGCTTTGGGGCATCGTGGTGAAGGAAGGGCAGGCGACGGCCGGCGCGGGGACGATGTGGGCAGCGATCGCGGGGCCGGTCGGCATCGGCGCGGCGATTGGCACCGCCGGCTATCTCGGCATCGAGAAGGCGGCCAATACACGCGATTTATATCAATCACTCCGCACTTACTATACCGGTCCGAATATCGAAGAAGCCGCCATGAAGCGCTATGGTAAGTCATGGGGGCAGCTCGGGATGAAAGAGCGCAATGCTCTCACGCAGCAGATGCTCGCTCCAGCCGCAACCGCAGTGGCCAAGCGGAAAAATATTGTCGGGTACGGCAAGGGAAACGCCATCGGCCCCCTTGTACCACAAGGGGGCGGGGCTATTCATGCTCCCCAACGGCGCGGGGTGTTGGATTACCTGCCCGGGCATGCCGCCGGCGGTCTGGTGACACGGCCGCATCTGGCCATGGTGGGCGAGGGGGGACCGGAGTTGATTCTGCCGCTGTCACGCGCGGGCGGGGCGATCACGGTGAACCAGACGATCACCGTCAATGGGGGCGGCGATCCGCAGGCGACGGCGCGGGCGGTGGCCACGCAATCAAAGGACGCGCTGAAGCGCGCGCTGCAGGAGCTGATGCGCGACGAGCGGAGGTTGTCGTATGCCGGCTGATATCTATATCACGGTGGCGGGGGATTTCTGGGATTTGATTTCCTTCAAGGTGTATGGCGAGGAGCGCTATATGGATCGGTTGATCGCGGCCAACCCGGCGTATCGCGAGGTGATGCGGTTCGAGGCGGGGTGCCGGATCGTCTGCCCGGATATCGAGGTTGCGGTGAGCAATACGCTTCCTCTGTGGAAGACGTGAAACCACAGATTACACAGATTTCACCGATTTGATGCTGCGCAAGAGGAAACATGCCGGAAGCTCCGAGAGTACGAGTGCACTTGAGTTATAACGGACGGGATATCTCGCGGGATATCGCGCCGTTTCTGGTCAGCTTCTCGTATACCGATCACGCGGGGTCGCAACTGGATGAGATATCGCTGGAGCTGCAGGCGCTGGATGATCTCTGGGGCGGGCAGTGGTTTCCGGCTGAGGGGGACACGATCACAGCGGCGATTGTCGCATATGACTGGGACTCCGCGCGCATGCCCATCACACCGGTCAACGCGCCATCGGTGCTGCCGTGCGGGACCTACCAGGTGAGCGACATCACCGTTGACGGACCGCCGGAGCGGGTATCGCTGGCATGCATCTCCGCGCCGCTGACGCGCGGCCTGCGGCGTCAGCGGAAGCACAAGGCCTGGGAGAATATCCGGCTGCAGGCGATCGCCGCGGATATCGCCGCCGGCGCGGGGATGCGATTGCTATATGACACGGCTATCAATCCGCTCTACACGCGCAAGGATCAGCAATTTCAGAGCGACCTGGCCTTTCTGCAGGATTTCTGCACGACGAACGGGTTGCGGCTGAAGGTGCAGGTCGACCGGCTGGTGATCTTCAGCGAGGCGGAATACGAGCAGCACGATCCGGCGTTCACCATCGACAAGCTGGACGGGCTGTATACCGGTTATAGCTTCCGCACCAGCCTGGCGGAGAGTTACCGGTCGTGCGAGGTGAGCTATACCGACGCGAAGGGGACGACGGGCTACGCGGCGACCTTCACGCCGCCGCAGCCGCCGTCGACGGGGGAAGTGTTGAAGCTGAATGAGCGGGTAGAGAGCCAGGTGGCGGCGGTGCTGCGCGCGCGCACGGCGCTGCGCGAGAAGAACCGGGAGGCACAGACGGCGCGCTTCACGGTGCCGTATCATCCGCGGCTGGTGGGGGCGGTAACGGGCACACTGCGCCACTGGCGCCCGCGCTACAACGGCACCTATATGGTCGATTCGGTCACGCATACTATTGGGGGCGGGGCGGGATCCACCAGCAGTGTGGAGATGCACAAGGCGCTGATCGGGTATTGACCACACGCGCGGACTCAGAGGTCCGCGCTCCGACTGGAGACATATGTTATTTCCACCGCGCGAGTTGGAATATCCGGGGAGTTGGGCGGAGGGGATTGTTCGTATCGGTCGGGTATCGAGCGTGAACCAGACCGCGGCGACGGCGCGGGTGGTGTTTGCGGATCGCGACAACATGGTGAGCATGGAGCTGCCGGTGCTGCAGGGGTCGGTGCTGGGGGCGGCGGCCTACCTGCTGCCGGCGGCGGGGGAGCGGGTGCTGTGCCTGTTCCTGGGCAGCGGTGTCGAGCAGGGCTTCATCGTCGGGGCGTTTTACGATGAGGACAACCCACCGCCGGTAAGCGGAGCGGTGATTTATCTGCGCATCGCGGCGGACTGCTTCGTGCTGGTCAACAAGGGCACCAAGGAAGTCGTGGTGAGCACGAGCGGCAAGGTGAGCATTACCGCGGCTGCCGGAGTAATCATCCTGGGGGATGTCGAGATCACGGGTGATGTGGGTGTGACGGGCGAGATCACCGCGACCGGCGACGTGGTAGGCAACGGCATCAGCCTGCATGGGCATGTGCACCAGGCGCCGGTGGGCGGGCTGACGGATCCGCCGCAATAGCGAGAGGAACGTCAATGGATACCAAAGCATTACCATCCTGGTTTACCTCATTGCCGCCGGCGGTGCAGCGGCAGATGTCGGAATACCTGCAGAACACGCGCCAGCAGCTCGAGGAGATGGAAGAGCGCGCGAAGACACAACTCGACATCATCGGGAAGCGGAATGACGAGATCACCCGGTTGCGGGCGGAAATCGAGCGGTTGAGCCGAACTGCGCCGCGGATCCCGCGCGATCTCGGTGAGATGTACGCGGAGCTGGATGAGTGGTATTTGCTCGCCGGACTGCTGATCGCGCGGATTCGCGGCATCGGAGTGCGGTATGGCGGGCAGGCGGAAGAGACGACGCAGGTGAGGGTGCAACCATGATCGGCTCGTGGGGATCCGTCATACAATTCGAGGTGAGCAGCGAGAAGGTGCTGACGCCCGGGTCTGTCGAGGTTGCCGGGTCGGCGCGCTACGCGCAACAGGATACGGTCGGGCTGGCGCCGGTGTATGAATTTCTGGGCCCAGGATTGGCCACCTGCACGTTGCCGGTGCGGCTCTCCGCAGGGCAGGGTGTGCGGCCGCGCGCGGTGATCGATGCGCTGCGCGCGGCCATGGCCAGCGGACGGGCGGAGCTGCTCGTTCTCGGCGGCCAGCCGGTCTTCGCTGCCGGGCGACTGGCGGTGATCGATGCGCTGTCAGAGCAATGGCAGACCTTCACCGGAAAAGGCGGCCTGCAGGTGGCGGAGGGGCAGATCACCTTCCACGAGATTGTTCCGCGCAGCCTGGTGCCACCAGCGCTGCCGGCCGCCAGCACGACGGTGCCGAAGGCGAACGTGACGAAGACGCGGTAGGCTGGGGCAGACAACACGCGCGGACTCAGAGGTTCGCGCTCCCAGCTAGGGAATGGGGTTGATTTTATGAGTTTAGTCACGAACAACCAGGCGCTGAACTTCTCGCCGGAGACGGAGGAGGAGGAGATCCTGCAGAACGTGCGGATGATCATCAGCACGGTGCAGGGCACGGTGATGCTCCATCGCGCGTTCGGCATCGACAGCGCCGCTGTGGATCAGCCGCTGCCGGCTGCACGAGAGCGCATGACTGCCGATATCATCGCCGCGGTAGCACGCTACGAACCGCGCGCGCAGGTGACGGCAGTGCACTGGGATGGTGTTGCGGCAGAAGGCGCGCTCGAGCCGCGCGTCGAGGTAACGATCCTGTAGTTTTGAGTTTTGAGTTTTGAGTTTTGAGTTGGGGAATAGCGATATGACTGATTTAACCTTCGTGAGCGCCGATCCGTCCGCCGTCGAGGCAGAGATGGTGGCCGATTATGAGACGGCTTCCGGGCGCACGCTGGCGCCGGCGGACCCGGTACGGCTGATTATCGGCACGGTGGCGGGATGGTTCGCGCAACTGCGGAGCCTGATCAACTATACCGGGCTGATGAACCTGCTGGCGTATGCGACCGGCGACTATCTGGACGCACTGGGCGTCTTTTTCAACGTCACGCGGCTGCCGGCATCCGCGGCGCTGACTACGCTGCGCTTCACTCTTTCCGCCGCGCAGCCGGGCGTCGTCACCATTCCGGCCGGCACGCGGGTGAGCGCCGGCGATGTCCTCTTCGCGACGATCGCCAATGCGGACGTATCGATCGGGGACACCACCATCGATGTACCATCACGCGCCGTCGTCGCGGGCAGCGCCGGCAATGGCTATACCGCGGGGCAGATCAGCCGCATGGTGGATATTTTGCCCTGGCTGGCCACCGCCACGAATACCACGACCAGCCAGGGTGGCGCGGAGGCGGAAGCGGACGCCGCGCTGCGCGAGCGCATCCGGCTGGCGCCGACCGCCTTCAGCGTCGCCGGTCCGGTGAACGCCTACAAATATTGGGCGATGAGCGCGGATCCCGCCATTATCGATGTCGCGGTCACCACACCGGACGCCGGTGAAGTGCTGGTCACGCCGTTGCTGACGGATGGCGAGGTGCCCGGTAGCGATGTTCTCACCTCCGTGGAGGATGCCTGCAGCGATTTGACCCGGCGCCCATTAACCGACAGCGTGACCGCTGCTGCCCCCACGGTTGTGAATTACGACATTACCCTGACCTACTATATCGACACCGCGCGGCAGGCGGAGGCGACGGACATTCAGGCGGCGGTGACGCAGGCGATTACCGATTACCAGGCCTGGCAGCGCGCAAAGCTCGGACGCGATGTCAACCCGAGCGAGTTGATTCGCCGCATCATGGACGCCGGCGCGTTATCCGTGACACTGACCGACCCGGCGGCAGCCACAATTGACGCCACCGAAGTTGCGCACAGTGACGCCGTGACTGTCACCTATGGGGGGCTGGCGAGTGAGTAATATCGGGGAGTTGCCGTTCATCGATACCCTGCCGGACAGCCTGTCCGGTGACGCGCAGGTGCAGGCGTTGGCAGAGGCGATCAACCTGCAACTGCAGCAGTTGCCCGCGCAGATCGGCCAGGCGCTCATCCTGCCGAATGTCTCCAAGGATGAGGAAGCCGTGCTGGACGCGCTATCCTGGCAACTCCATATCGACGCCTACCAGCAGAGCTACGCTATCGACGTGAAGCGCGCGCTGGTGCGGGATGCTATCCGGCTGCACCGCATCCTGGGCACGCCGGCCGCCATCGAGGAGCTGGTGGGGGCGATCTTCGGACCTGGCGTCACCGTGGAGGAATGGTTCGATTATGGCGGCGACCCTTACCATTTCCGCTTGCTGGTGCCCGATTCGCTGGAGGGGGCGCCGGAACAGGCGGCAGCCACACTGCTGATCCTGCAGGCAAAAAACGCGCGCAGCGTGTTCGACGGATTCGTGGTGCTGGCCACCGAGAGTTACACCCTGCACATCGGCATGGCGCTGCACGGCGCGGCATTCGGGCAAATTGGAGGTTGAGTCATGGGAGCATTCGTCGTACAGATGACGGACGCAGGCGCGGCGCTGCTGGCGCGCGCGCAGACTGGCACGGAGCTGCACTTCACCAGCGTGCGGCTGGGCGCCGGCACAACCGCCGACACCGACTATACCGGCTATACAGCATTGATCGATGAAAAGTTGGACCTGGGCATTACGCGGTTGCTGACCGATGGCGCTAAGGCGAAAGTCCGCTTCACCTATCAGAACAGCACACTGGCGACGGGGTTCAACTGGACCGAAGCGGGGCTTATGGCGGCGGATCCCGACAACCCGGGCACCGAGCTATTATATGCCTACGGATATGCCGCGACACCGGATTACATACCGGACTCCGGCACGCCGTATGAGATAACCGATGACTTTATTTCCGTCATTACCAACGCCGAAACGGTTAGCGCCACCATCAATGACAGCCTGGTCTATGCGTTAGCCAGCGACCTAGCCGCGCATATCGGGGAAGGCGGAGAAGATCAGCACCCGGCGGCGACTACGACGGAAGCCGGCTTCATGAGTGCCACAGATAAGACTAAGTTGGACGGGTTGAGCAGCATTCCCGGTTACCTGCGGCAGATGGCGCACAGCAGCGTTTCCACGCTGGCGAACTTCAACGCGGCCACGAAGTATGACATGGGGCAGGTGCTGTCCCTGCGCGGCGATCTGGTGGATGGGCAGGCCAACCCCGGCGCTGCATACAGCCTGCTCTACTCGATGGTGGTCAGCAGTAATACCGGACGCAGCGTGACGCTGACTATCCCGTATGTCGATGACAATCTGTATATCTACGTCAACGGCAGCCTGATCGCCACCCTGGGCGTCAGCAACTCCGTGCGCACGCAGGCGATCACCCTGTCAGCCGGCGAGAACCGCATACAGTTCCTGCTGAACAATAGCGCCGGACACGAAATCGAGTTGGCCATCACCGCCTGGTACGTCGCGGGGGTGACGTGGCTGCGAGCGGCCACGAGCTAACTTGTATAGGAGATTCCCATGCCGATCGAGCAAACACCCGAATGTATCGCCGGGCCGTCCTGCCCGACAGGCGCCGCCGTTGTCCAGGTCGAGCGCGACCTGAACAACCTTAAAAATGATGTGACCGATGACCGCGCGCAAAGCCGCGAGGGCCGGAAGGCGCTGCACCTGCGTATCGATACCGTCGAGGCGCGTTTCTGGGGACTGCTTGTCGGCATCATCCTGTCCGCGCTGGGATCGGCCGGGAGCCTGATCGTCGGCATCATCCTGTTGCTGGCGAAGAAGTGAGGTGAAGTATGCCCAACAAACTGACGGAAGAGCAGATCCACGCCGCGGCGGATGCGCACCAGGTCGATTATCCGGCCTTGCGCGCGGTGTGCCAGGTCGAAAGCGGAGGGGACGGGTATCTGCCCGATGGACGGATTAAAATCCTGTTCGAACGGCACTGGCTGTGGCAACGGCTGCTGAAGCGCGGACTCAATCCCCGTGTTTTTGCGCAGGACCATCCTGATCTGTGCGGGGTGAAGTGGGATCCCGAGCAATTCCCCTATGGCGGACAGGCGCATCAATGGGACCGGGTCGCCATGGTCATCGCATGGGGGCAGAAACATGATTCGGAGCACTGGGAAGGCTACAAAAAGGCTGCCTATGAAAGCTGCTCGTGGGGGATCTTCCAGCAAATGGGATTCCATTTTGAGGCAGCCGGGTTTGCCAATATCTATTCATTCAAGCATGCACTAGAGGAGAGCGAGGCGAACCAGCTTGCCGCGATCCTGCGCTGGATGGATGGAAATGGCCTGCTGAAGCGCCTGCGCGCGCACGACTGGGCTGCCTTCGTGCGCGGCTACAATGGCGGCGGCCAGGTCGCCGTCTATCAGAAGAAATTGCTCGCTGCCTATCGCCAGTTCGGAGGGAAATAAACCCGGCGCCGGCCCGGTCCTGCCGGCAGAAACGAGGTAACCATGACACAATCACTGCACTGGATCGCAGTGCACTTCGACACCATCCTCACGGCGATCCTCTGGATCGCCGGCCTGGTACTGGCGCACGGCTGGGCGAAGAAAGCCTATTACCAGGTGTTGTTAAAAAGCGCCGTCGCGTTTGTCGAACAGTACCGCAAGGCGCAGGCCAAGTTGAAGGCGGACAACAAGCCCTATAACGATACGCCGCCGGAGATCCTGAAGCAGCTCGCGGTCGATTATGTACAGGTGCGCTTCCCCGGTGTCGATATCACCAAGTTGCATGCCGATATCGAGGCAGCGGTGCATCTGGTGGGGACGCTGAAAAACCCTGTTGTCCAGCTTGTCGCCGGCCAACTCGATAAATTCATCGAGGGCTTGCCGGACCCTACACCCTCACGCCCGGCTTCCATATCGGCCGCGCGCCGGACGGTACCGGGTGGATGATCGGTTACACCATCGGGCACGAAGATCCGGTGGGCTGTAAAATCAGCATCGACTATTCTCGTATGCCGCCGGCGCGGAAGCCGGTATTGACCATCGACCCGGCGGCATTCAAAAAGGGAGAGTAAGATGGGGAATTGGAATATCAGCATCAACGGCGTTGGGTGCCACCATAATGGCCAGCCCGAGGATGTCGACGTGATGTTTCATGAGTTCGTCAACGAGCTGCGCGCCAAAGGGCACCTGGTGACAGATGCCACCTTCACCTATGGGGGCGCAGAAACCGACAAACTGCCGCCGCTCAAATATCACGTTACCTATATTGCCGAAAGCGGAGAATGGGCGGTGAAAGAAGAAGGATACATAGACGGCACGACTTTCATATGCCGTGAAACGCAACAAGCTGCGATTCTCGCAGCCGTCAGCCTGGCAGGGGAATGCGGCCAGGTGATTGTCCACCATATGGATGGTTCATTCAGCGAGGAAAGCAGATAA